AATCTTATCTGCTGATAAAGCTGGAGCCTCAAAACCTACATAGTTTCCACCCTCATAAAATCTTAATTCGTTATTAGAGCCACCAATAGATAAATTACCAGCAGTGGTTAAAGCACCACCATTAGCAATACTTAAAGCATCATCGCCATCTGTGAATTCAATTAAAGCAGTTCTTATAGAGTCTGTTGTTATATGTTCTATATTGTCATTTGCTTGGTCTAAAACCATAAGTGGTATATTGGCATCATTGTCTTCATTCCTAATATAAAGAGTATTTGTTGCTGTGTCATACCACATTTGATTAGCATAAGTAGTACTAGGCGCAGATGTTCCACTAGAAGTACTCGCTAATGCCTTTAGGGCGTTATTTAAGTCAGTTCTAGTATTAGGGAAAGTCTGATTGGCTATATCGTAGTCATGCTGACTCATAAAATCCTCTTAATGTTTGTTTAAATATACCATTATTATTGGTCATTGTACCTAACTACTTTCCAAATATCCATACCCTTTGGCAACATAGTCAAAAGTTCTGTCTACAACATTTCCAGTACCACTTCCTTGATAGAAAGTTACTGTGAATCCTGTAGCAGATTTATTACTAATTACATAATGTTCATTTTGGTCTAAGTTACTAACTGTTATACCTAAAGCCTGTACTGACTTAAATGCTGGAGAGTAAGTAACTGTTTTACCACTAGCAGATGTTCCACTAGAAATACTACCATTAGCATCAGTTCTATCTGGCATATCCACTGTCGCTGATAAGGTATGTATTGCTGGAGCAGATGTTAAGCCAGTAGTGGTTAGTTTTGCTCTTAGTTTTATGTAACGAGCTTTATAATCTCCTAAAATATAATTTCTATAATCACTATAAGTAGAATTATCATTAGATAAAGAAATCAATAGTTGAACATTAATATCATCAAATTCTGTATATGAGCCATCAAATAAACCCTCTCTTGCATCAAAGTTTCCACCAAAAGCATCAAATAAACTTGTTGGGTCAAACCTAGTGAACCCTAAATTAGTTGTTACTCTTGATGTATATATCCCACCGACATCTATCACTGGGAAGTCATAAGTACCCTCAACATTATCAATTGTATTGCCACCCTCATCAAAATTGCCTGATTGAGCATCAAAAAGTCCAGTAGCGTCATCAAATATATCTCCTGTTAATAATTGTAAATAAGAAACACCAGCTCGTTCTACAACATAAACATCAGACTTAGTTCCATTAAACTGTGGTTGTTGTGTAGATGTTTCTACAACATTAAAATTATAATCAATTTGATTAAGTATAACTCCTGATTTTGTAGAATTAATACTTGGTATTCCCAATACATCAATAGCTTTAATCATATATGTTCCAGTTTTTGCTGGTAATGATATTGTACTTGCTGGTTTAGAAACTTTTTCAATTAAAATTTGACCTTCTTCAAAAGTTGGGCTTACAGTATCAGTTGTATGTCTAACGACATAATGGCTTAAATCTAAATCGGTTATTGGAGTCCAAGATAGTTCTGCTTGTCCATTAATTATATTGACTGCAAAATTAGTGATATCACTTGGTGGCGCTGTTTTACCAACAACAATATGTTGAACAGTTGTGTATGGAGAATAAACATTAAAAGCATTTACTGACCTTGCTCTAACATTATAAGTTGCGCCATCTTGAGCGTTTACTAACTCAAAAATATTATTTTTAGACTTACCTAATGTGATAAAACTACTTCCAGCTAAAGTGGTATTTTGAGCCTCTACTTCAAATTCATTAGTTGTACCTTGATTAGATGAGCAAGTAACTATCATTACAGCTAATGGTGTTTCTGCATATGCTCTTAATTCATCAACAACAGAAATACTTGGAGCGCTAACAGTGGTTGGGCTAGGTAGTGTCGTGTTGTCTTGAGAAAATGTACTTTCTTCAGCATCCCAATCATAAACAGTAGAAGATGTTTCTTTTAAAATAACACTGATGCCAACATCTTGGTCGTTAGCTATAAATGACCATTCAGCTACTTCAAAAATTTTGTTATTAAAACCAAGCCTAGTATTGTTTACATTTACAGTATCACCTACTTGTAAATTAAAAGCCTTTAAACTTAATTTAGCAGACAACATCATTTGCTGTCTTGTTTTTAACAAAACAATTTTAGCGAGTCTTTGAGCCATTGCACTAGATTTTGTGAATGGTAAATCAATATCAGCATAAATAGTTTCTCCATCTTGTTCTACAAATGTTGAAGATGTTACTATTGGATAATCAGTTGGTTGCCAATTCGATTCTTCACTGGTAAAGATACCTTTGACAGTATTAAATACATCTGTTCTTGATTGCTTAGTAGCTATTTGTAAACCACCAAGAAAATCACTTTCAGTTAAAGTCATAGTAGGACTTACATATTTCCCACCTTTGATTATAAATTTACCATTACTATAACTAAGTACACCACCAAATGAGCTTAACATGTCATCTAATATTTCCATTGGTGATATATCTGCATAAACAATTCCATGAGATTCGTATTTTTTTTGATTTCCACCAGTAGATAAAGATACAGTTTCATCACACACATTAGCTAATGTCGTAAAAGAAGTTGTGTCAATATTATTTGTATTGACTGCTAAACCAACTCTAGTATCTGTTAAATAATCATAGATACATAAAGCTGGGTTTGAGCTAAAAGCTACTGAAGAATTCCTAATATCTAAAACTTTTTTACCTTTTATGATAGCGCTTACATTTGGTAAACCATTTGGAAATACATCTGCATCATAGGCTAATCTTACATAAATATAAGCTATACCTCTTAATCTGTGGTCTTCAGTCCAATCTGTTTCTGCAACTAAATCTGCATCAGCTAATTGGTCATCAAGACCTAAATGATATTTTATACGACAAGTTTGCTTACCATCTTCAAAATGAGATGCTGTGGCAAAAGTACTGGGTGATGTAATATTATATCTAGTAATTCCATTATCATCATTACCAGCACTGGAAAGAGTTAAAGCTTCATCGTTAAAATAAATTTCATCAAAAGATTGTATTTCATGTGATGCCACCTCTACTACAAAATGTATATATTTATTACTATCTGATGTGTCCATAAATAATATGCCACCAGATTTTTTTGTTTGCCCATAAACCATATCTCTTGGAATAATAGGTTGTCTTACCATTAGTGAACGATTTGAAGTTTCAGATTGATATGACCTTTGCATTAAAGATGAGTTTCTTCTTCTTGGTTGAGTTGTCAACATTGAGCCTACGACTGCTGTGGTTGCCACAACTGCTGTTGCTACCATAATACTATAGGCAGTGAAACCAGCTTCCACCATATAAAGTCCAGTAGCATAATAGACATACATTACTATTGCAGATACAATCGTGTTTACTGTATTACCCATTAGATACTTCCTTTAATATTCGTATTTTCCATTACCCAAATATCTCCATTTTTTTATTTTATGAACTCTAAAATCATCAGTAGTTCTTAACCAATTTAACTCACCACCAACGCCCAATAAAGATGTGAAATAATCTCTTGTCCATCTATGAACAGTAACAATATTAGCGCTACTAACAGTGTCGATATGCCAACATATATTCCCACTATTCCAAAAATGAAAAAGCATTTGACCAGTTTTTTTATAGTGTTCAGAATGTTCTTCACTCATAAAAGCCCAGTTAGTAAATGCTACCAGTTTATCATCTTGGAAGTGGAGTTTATATTGATTTAACAAAAATGATTGTTCTATGTGAGTTTTTAATTGTTGCCTTGAATTTCTTTTGAATCTATCAAAGGTTTTATATAAATCTATAACATCTTCAACATCTTTTTCATTTAACATTAGCTACTCTTTGGTTGTGGTAATTCTACTCCAGCGCCCCACCCAACTGACTTATCTTGAAGTGAAGTAACAAAACTTAATCCTTTATCTCCTGTAAATAATTCCTTTTGGTCTTGGTCAGTATATCTTCTATCAATAGGTCTTTCTAAACTTACCATTTTGGACTCAACAGTGAATGTCAGCGTGGAATTATCTTGGTTTTCTTCTAGTACCATACTGTCTATAAAACCACTAAATATTTGATATGGAGTGTCCACAAGTGCATCTGCATTGTTAGTTGTAGTTAATAAACCAAAGTAAACTTCACATACCATTCCTGAAGTATCTTCAGTTAATCCAGCAGACAGAATTGATGTTTCAATTGAATTAAGAGTAATTTTTATTCCAGTTGCTTTAGTATCTGCTGACTCTAAAACATTTGATACTGTTAAAAGAGTTCCAGCTCCAATATAGGTATTACCACCTATAATTATGTCAGCATTGATAGTGGATATTAATAAAGTACCACTAGTGAAGTTCATTTTAACAGCATAAAATGGTCTAAGTTGTCGGCTACTCAGTTGAGTATTAAATACATTACTAATACCTCTAGCCATTATATTTTACTTCTTAGATTTAGTTTTTTTCTTGACTACTTTTTTTTCTTTTGGTTCTGCTACTTTGACTTCAATAGCTAATTTTGAATCTAAGAATGCTTGTCCAACTAACTTTTGCCAGTCTTCTTTACAGTCAATAATTTCATCAGCTTTGTATTCTCTAGTGGCATTACCTTGCTCGTTAATTGAGCCAAAAGCACTTTGTATCATTTTGATTTTCATATTATCCTCTATTTTAATTCATACATTTTTTCTACTACCTGTTCCCATTTTATTGGGTCAGACTCCCATTCAATTCCACCATACATGAAATCCATTCTTGTTTCCAGTTTTCCTTTAATTTTGAAACGAGCTGTGGGGTCTATCTTATAGATAGCGCTTAGTATGGACATCTCCTTGTCAGTATATGGTATATTACTACACATAAATTCTTTTAAGTTCGAGGTGGCGAACAATGAGCTAAATCGCCACCTCTAGTCTAATTACTTAGACAAATTAAGAAACGACAGAATACGAATCTGTTGCATCTACTGGGTCGCCTTGAACACCAGTAATACTCATAGGAGTACCATTGGAATGACTTCCAGTTGCATCAATTCTAACTCTGACATATCTTGATGCTCCAATATATCCAATAGTTTGGATTTGTGGAGTTTCGCCATTGGCATCTAATGTTAAAAATATTCCATTAGAGTCAACGCCTTTGCCTGTTACAGACTTGTTTGAAGTTACAGCAGAGAATGAACTGTTATCACTTGATTCTTCTAAATAGAAATCAAATTTAACAGAGCCACTCAAAGTATCTCCCTCAACACCTGTACTAACAGATAGGACACAAGATTTAAAACCTTGTAAGTCTACACCTGTTCCATTTGTATCAGCAGTTATCACAGCAGGTGCTACAACAACGACTGTATTAGTATTATTTGCTAAATCACGCATCATGTACCTCCTTATGCACTAACATTTTGTAATCTAATTGCTTCAGCATTCACTACAGCACCACCGACTCTCCTACGAGCTAAGTAACGAGTGTTACCTACATTCGCTTGTGAGTATGGGTCGCGCATAATAGACATGCTAATTCTGTCCACTAAAGTATATGCCCTAGAGAAATCTCCAAAAGCGATAGGTTTAGCTCCAGCTCCCACATCAGGCATATCTTTAGCTAATACATAAGTATAGCCAGCAATAGTACTTGGTGCGCCACTAACTAAGTTTAAACCAACATGAAATACTTTTTGACCAGCAGTATCTTCTAATTGAAGAATTTTACTGAAAGTACCTCTGTTCATTACGAACCTAGAATTTTTAAGATAGTCAGATTTAATCGCATAGATTAAGTCGTACAATCCATCTGCTTTTAGGGCAGTACCGGCACCAGTGTTAGTTGCTCCAACACCTTGTGATGCATCAGTAATTCCAAAAGGTTTACCAATACCATCGCCAGAAACTAAAGCAGTTCCCTCTGCGACAGCAAATTGTTCAGCAAACTCAGTAGCCATTTCTGACTCCATGTTGAAAGCTGAGTCTTCTAGCATAGCTTGAGAAATGTCTACAAGTGCATAACACTCATGGGCATCAATTGCCATTAAGCCAGTTGTGTAACCAGTTGTTTCACTTCTAGTTGCAGTTTCAGCAACCCATTGAGCAGAAAATTGACCAGTTCTTTTTGGAACTTCAATTCCTCTTTTATCTGTGCTTCTAACTTTTACGATAGAGCGCATTGGGGAAATTTCAGTTACAGTTTTGATTAAGTCAGCAACATACTCAGTTGGTGCATAGTAACCACCTAGTGAGTCATCAGACTCATAAAGTGCTTTTTGTTCAAGGACTGGTTTTTCACCTGTTCTTAAATATTCTCCAAATGCTTTCATTTGGATATCCACATCTTTAGCAGTAGAGCCTGTTTCAGGTCTTGCTAGAGTTGTTTCTAATTTTTCTAGTTTTGCATTCGCATCTTCAAGTGCTTTTGTATGTAGCTCAAGAGTTTGCTTTTGCTCTACAGCACCAGCGACATCATCAGCTAACTTATCAACTTTTTCTTGAAGTAATGGGTCTGCAACACCATTTTTTTTGATTTCATCAATATTCTTTTGGTTTTCGCCTTTAAAATCTTCAAAGGATTTACCAAGAGTATCAATGACATCTCTTATTTCTTCAGACATAAATACCTCTTTATGTTTTGATTATGTTAATTAAATGCTGGACACTATCCACTACATCTCGCAGTTCTTTAACCTCATGGTTAAAAGACTTGTATAATATCGGCGCACTTTGTTTTGCAAGAGCCACAGACATACCACCTTCATCTCGTAAGTAGTGTTCTATTTCTCTAACATTCATTTCAGCTAATTTAACCTTAGTTACTTTAGCCTTTGGATTCATTGGAAAAGTTACCAATGATACTTCCATTAAATCTATTTCCTTAATGACTCTCCTTTTGTTTTTGTCATCATATTTGTAGCTGTCAGGGTTTAAACGATAGCCAATAGACATTGAGTCCAAAGCTCCCATTTTCATTAACTCATAAACTTCTTTTCCTTTTTGAGTTCCCATAGCCAATCTTCCCTTGAGATATAAGCCTTTGTTATCTTCTTCCATAGAATCAATGACACCAATTGGCTCATCAGTTTTATGTTGATATAGGAGTTTTATGCTTTTAGCATTTCTTTCTTGTAGAGTTTTTAAGAATGACCCTCTACGAATAACATCATTGCCTAAGTCTTTATTATTGAATATAGATGCATAACCCTCAAACGAGCCATCTTCATCAGACTCTATGTCTTTGTACTCACATTCTAAATCTAAATGTTCATTAATAAATTCTTCTACTGGCATGTTGCGATATCCTTGTCAAGTCGATTGAGTTCATTGTATCAGTAAAATGTTCAGTTAAGCAAGGACAAAGAGTAGTCAAATCCATTTAACTACTCATAGGGGTATTGTTTTAATTTACCCTATTGACTTGGTGCATGTCAAATTCTTATCTTAATATTTCCACTATTTGGGCTATAATGTATATCATCTTCATCTTCTTCATCACAATGCTCTATGAAAGTACCAATGTGTTTCATGTGGTTTGTTATTTCTTCATACGATTTGGTATAAATTATTTTGGGGTCAATACTCCAGTTTCTCCATGCATTTTTATCCATGTCTAAATACTTATCAAATGCTTGTTCTCGGTCATCTGCTACTACTTGTATTTTTCTAACTATTGTTTCAGTAACCTCAATCTCAAATACTTTCTTATCCATTATTTAGCTCCTAATAAATCAATACTACTCATAATATCTTGCATGTCAGCACTATCTTTACTGTAACCCATGTTTAATAATTGTCTGTATATTGTTCTAGCTTGTTTGATTTTGATTTTTTTCTCAATTTCGCTAAGTTTATCTATTTTTACTTGTTTAGTTGTCATTGTTTACTCCATTTATTTACTATAATTAATTATGAGGTATATATGACAGATTGTCAACACTTATTCCAATAAATCTTCCTCATCTGAATAAATAGCAAAACAACGACAATTAATGATGTTAGCAGAGCCACCCAGCTCATCTCCAGGGTACTTCATAAATACTTCTACTGAAGTTCCACCCTTTTGAGGTGTAAAGATACTAAAGGAATCTTCTATCAATCTGCGCTGTCCTGACACGCTTCTATGCCAATGTCTAGTTCTATCATCTAGGGCAGATAACCACTCTTTGACTGGTTTTTTTAAAGATAATCTTTTTGCAACTGAGTAACTACCATAATTCATGGCAGTATGAGTTTCTGTTCTCGCTATAACTTTAGCTCGATTGGGAGAAAAGGCAGTTGATTCTTCAATAACTTTGGCGATTGCCACTACTGATAATCCCTCGCTGATACCAAACGCAATTGAGTTCTGTATTTGTTTCTTAGTAGTTTCAGTGATGTATGTAACACCTTGAGCAGTTGTGGTAGTTACATAGTCGTATACATCTTGAACAGTTTCATCAGTAGCTTTAGTCAGTCTTCCAGTTGCCATTCTTTCAGCAATGGTTTCAATTACTGTCTTGTGATGCTTTTCTAATATCTTATAAAGTTTAGACCAATAACTTTCAAAGTATTCTCTACCCACTAACTCATTGAGTTGATATTCCCTTTGAGCTATAGAGCCTTGTTTGTTAAAAAATTTATTTAACTCATTAGACAAAGACCTAGACATTGTTAACATTAATCTAAGCTGTTCTCTATATTCTTTTCTGCGATTTATTCTTACTTTAGCCATTCAAGAGTTTCCTGTAATAATTCTTTTTGTGTGCCAAATTGTTCAGTAAACCACAATGGATTCAAATGATATGATTCATTGGAAGTTCTATGATGATGTGGGCATAAAGGAATAACCGACCAGTTGTTTGAGCGTTTACCCATCATTCCACTACTGATATGATGAATTTCTGCTGGTGTGTCGTGATATCCCAATTTAGCACAAGCGATACAACCTAGCTCGGCTACTTTTCTTAGGTGTTCTCTTTCAGGTTTCTTCATCACTCATTTCAATATACCAAAAATCTTCTACACAAGATTTAAGTATAACAGATATTCCACCCATTCCTGATTCTTTAGTAACAGCATTTGCTATTTTATAAGACTTTTTATCTTCTGAAACTAACCAACCAATAGTTCTACAAACTTCGTAAGTAAGTTTATCGGCATCATCTTCCCATTCTGCTGATGCAGTGTGGTCTAACCAATCTACCATAACAAGTGGATATTTCTCTAACATAGTTCATCATACCCTATATTTCTTTCCTCTAAAATAAGCAGTTCTAAATAAATTGTTAACCTGTACTAACTCAGGGTGTATGGTCTTTTCTACTGGGTCAATCATAATAACAGCAAACCCATTGTTCCAGTCGTTTGCGACATTATCCTCTAAATAAGGGTGGTAACTTTCTGATAAATGACCAGTCTGTACTGACATTGAGCTAGTTGTATAAGTATTGAATGTTCTTTGGTTTAATTGATGAGTATGTCCTGTAATTAGGTTTAATCCAGACCTCATAGCATTTTGGTAAGCAGTATGTATTCCACCTCTCATTCTATGTTTAATCATGACAGTATCATCTACCAAATGACTCATAGCCCAATCCCAATCAGGAAATAAGTTTTGCATTTTAAATCCCTCAAAATCTTCAAACTGTCTTCCCCAATTAGATACAAATTTAGATAATCTAGTTTCATGATTACCAAATGTGGCTAATTGCTTAATAGGATATTTAGCGCCATTAATTATTTTTTGAATCTTATTTAGTTGTGCTTGACTGTCTAATATCTCTTGTTGAACAGTTCTTTCTCTAGGCGTTATCTCTAAAGTATATTTAGCAAAAGTAGATAGAATAGATAAATCCATAATATCTCCATTAGCAACTACACATTTAAGTTGTCTAGTTTTTACTAAATCTTTTAAAACTTTTAACATGATTTGATAAGATGCTGTTTCATGACCCTCAAAATGAGCATCAGAAAATACCAACATAGCATAAGGTGTATCATTGTTAACACTAATTTGATTGGTTAATGGTGGTAGGTTTTGTCTTTCTATTCTTGTTACTTGGTTATGTTTATTATTATGTGGTACTAGTTG